TCATCTACCTTAAACCAATCTTCCTTAAAGATGCCACCAGTAAATGTTTCAAAAGATGCCTCAAATTCTTGCCTAAAGGACATAGAGGACATTGTTTTCTTCGCAGCCTCTACTTCATCAGCAGGAAGGAAAGGGTTATCAATAGAAGTAAACTGAAAAGCCTCCCAATCATCATCTTCAAAAGCATCTTGATACAAATCAAAGAAATGATTCTTACCAGATGGCGTTCCTATAAACAAAGCACCACCACGCACATCAGCAAGAGTAGGGCGAATTATCTGTTCCCATACAACTGGCTTCATCGAAGCGTATTCATCTAGCACACAATATGCAAGTCCTACGCCTCTTAGCGTTTCAGGTCTATCACTTCCTTTAAGATAAATCTTACGACCATTTATCAAAGTCAATACAGCAGTATTCTCATGGGCAGCAGTAATTAGATCTCGACCTAATTCCTTTAACATACCCCACATAATGTCTTTAGCTTGCTGAAAGGTAGGAGCAATATAGAACACATCTTTGCTTTCAGCCTGTATAGCATTAATCAACAACAACCATGCAGATAAATAAGACTTCCCAAACCTACGACCAGCAGCAACAATCTTAAATCTCTTGTCGGAATTGAATATCTCCAACTGTGCTGGATGTAAATCAATGTTTAATTCAGCCATCTTCTTCGGTTAAACCTAAATGCTGAGATGCCATATCTATAATAGAAGAATAACACCATACACAAAAAGTAACTGGGCATATACCAAAATGTCCTTGAACACCACCAGCCTCTTCATCATACTCACTACCACATATAGAACACTCATCTTGTGGTATAAAAGCCTCTTCTATGGCATTTTTAGCCATTAGCTGCTACGCTTACCACCACTTCATCATCATTCTTCTCTTTAGGATTAACCAATTTCTCATCTGGCGTATTACCTAAGTGTTTCTGAATCGATTCTATAGAGGAAACATTAATAATCACCTGTGCATCGCTTTTCATTCTATTAGGGTCTACAGCCTTGTGTACTGGCAGTATTCTGTCCAGACACATCTTCAGGCAATGTACATCCCCCTCCATAGCCTTTGAAATCACCTTTTCCACTATTTCAGGACTCTTATTCGACATCAACTCTCTTGCGAGGGCGGTGTATTTATTGACAGAACCTTTAGGCCGACCTGCTGGATTAAGAGAAACCATGCCCTTCTTCATGGCAGGATTATTGGATTTTTTGCCCACAATACAACCTTTTAAATAATAGTAAGTAGTATACCAGAAAATTATGTTAACTTTCAACTTTATTTAACATAACATCGGATTATTGGTATTAGGTTCAAACTTCGTTTTTTGTATTAGGGATAGTGCACAATTAGCTTGCGATGGCGATGAGCCTCCCTACCCTATACTTAACATAATATCCTGTTTATGCGAAGTCCTTTCAGGTGTTTTAGTGATGTATAAACGGCCTTAAACCCTTATAACATGGGGGTTTTACTTGTATTTAATAGAATAATTATGACTTTATATATTATGTTAAATAATTATAATATTTTTTGATGTTTGGGGGTGAAATGTATATGTGTTGGATAGTACCTATAACACCCTAATTTTATCCCCCTGAATTAATCCCCTGAAATGGTTTAATCTTTGTTTATCCCTTTATAGTTTCTCTATTGTATTTATCTATTGTCTTATTGTTATCTCTTTGTATCTATTTGGGTTTATGTTTTTAATGGTTTGGGGTTCTGTTGGGTTTATGTTTTTAATGGAATTAAGCGCAATTTTGGAGGTTTTAAGGGGTTAATGTTTAGATCTAAACAACAGACAAAAAAAACCCCCGATTAAGGGGGTTATGTTTTAGGGGTTTTATTAGTGTTAGGGTATAAAGCCCTTTGTACTAAAAATCTCATTATGAGTTATTCCCGATATAGGTTCTTTAAATTTATATTGTAAAGTTCCGATAATATCGTTTATTGATACTATATCTTTTTGAGATAAATAATTATTTTCTTGTATTTCATAGAGTGTATCAATAATATGATTAATCTCTTTACACGCCTTTGTGTCGTCAATACATATATTATTCATTTTTTTAAACCTCCATTTATCAAATGAAACTAAATTATATAATAAATTTTAGATCTTATGTAACATATTAAAAAACCCCCGTTTAAGGGGGTTTAGGTTTTGGGGTTAATTTAAAGATTGACTTTAACGGCTTTATTTAATCTTTTAGACTTCTCAACCTCTGAAAGATTTTCCCAACCATCAGGAAAATTTATACCATCAACAGTATTTAAAAATCTTTTTTGGTATTTGTTAGAGGTTTTTGTATCATCTCCACACATTACATTAAACATAGCAGAAACCATAGAAACAGTTTTTAACTGATTATTGCCATCATTAATAATATCATCACCAACCAAAGAAAACCAATTACGGCTTTTAAAGGGAGTAGCATAACCATCAACAATAGAACCCCCTTTATCTGTTGTATATTTATATATAAACCATGTATGGTTTTTTTGGAATATATGACTGTAATTATGATTATCATCACAATAATAAATAACAGCGTTTAACCTATCTTTTGTGGTAACTGTTGGATAACCACAGTTATTTATATTTACATCACCAGTAATTAAATTTTTTCTTGCTATCCAATTACCAAATAAATACATAAAAGAATATTTTTTATTTTCTGAAATTGAAACCTCTGTATTATCTCGCTTAAAGGTTTTACCATTTAAAAGTGCCTTTGCACTATCTTGTGATATTTTTCTCATTTTCTAAACCTCCTAAGGTTATTAATTAAGAACCCATAGAATACCATATATTTTAGATCTTATTAAACATATTAAAAAACCCCCATTTTCAGGGGGTTAATTTTTGGGGGTTTTGTTAGTGTTAATATAACCCCTGATTTTTAAGATATTTTTTTCTACTATCTAATTGTTTTACTAAATTATTATATTGATTAAGTGGTATATCCTGATTAAATCTTACTGTTAACCCCCCTCTAATCTTATATAAAATATCATCTAAAAATTTACTAGATAAAGAAAATTCGCTTGTTGGTATATTTTCTAATTTCATAATAACCCCCTATATTAAATAATTGTTAGCATGATTTGTTAGAATTGAAACAACATCATTTATAGGTTTTTTAGAGTTATCTAATAATAACTGTTTAAATGTTTCATCTTCACAACATAAGTTAAATTCTGCAAAGGTTTCATTTTCAAACATACTAGCAATAATATCTAATTTATCATTTTTTGGTTTTGTACCCATTTTTCATACCTCCCTAATATATCGTTCTTTTAATTCTTTAAGAAAATTTTTCATGTGTTTAACATTATCCCAATTTTGACCATAATATAATACTATATCTTCTATATTTGGTATGTCTTTATTTTTCATTTTTTCATACCTCTTTATTTAAAGAACCTTTATTATAAATCAATTTAATAGATGTTTTTTATCTTTTTTAAATTTTTTTAAGGCCTGATAACTTAAACAGTTACGATATATACCCTGAATAAGTTTACCACCAGTAGAATAATATGATACTAAGTAAGAACCATTTTTTTGTTTTTCCACCCTGAAAAAGTTACTCATAATATCCCCTATTTGAATAAATAATAATAACAGAAAAGGGTAATCAGTAATGACATACCCAATGCCGATAAAAGAACGAATATTAATAATGCTATTGCTAGTACCTGGTCAATCATTTTTCACCTCCTCAATCCAAACATCTTTTTCATCATATCCCTGATGTAAATAGTCTGTCAAAATACTATCGGCAGTATCTCTATCTACATAATTATCTGTAACTTCTGTACCACCAACCCATACTGTCCATTGCTCTACCCCCTTATTAAAATAATCATCTCTTAATCTTTTGTTTTCAAACCAATAACCACCCTCCCAATCCTTATTTCCATTATTATCTAAATTAAAATAACTAACTTCATATATATTTTTTTTGTTTTTCATTTTGTTATAGAAATCTTTGGAAATATCCTTTATTTGAAAAAGATATTCAAAATCAACATCAAGCCAATTAACAGTCTTTTTTGGATATGAGGTCATTGCTCTACCTCCTCTATATCTTCCCAATCTCTGACAAACTCGATATGGACTGAAAATTCAGTATTGCAATTAGCACATATCCATATTTCGTTTTCCCAATCTAAGTTTCTATCGTGTTCTAAATGGACTAAATTTCCTTTTCCTTTATTGTAACACTTAGGACAATGTTCGTCTTGAACCCTAATCCCCTGATAAACATATTTTGTTTTAATAGTCATTTTTTTAAACCTCCATTTATCAAATGAGTTTTTAGTATAGCACAAAAAAAGGGCAGATACAAATCCACCCTTTTAAATATGAAAAATTATACTCTTTTTTTTCTGTCAATGTTTCATGTTTTATCCTCCTGTTTAATTTCATCAAATTGTCTATAAGGCACATTTTTAATTGTGGGATATCCGTATTTATCCTCATATCTTATGCCCATATCTTTATATGCTGTTATATCGTAATCATTCAATTCAATATCGTGCATATCTTTCCATGACTCTTTAACCTTTTTAAATGCATCTTTTAGGTTTTTAGCATCAACATTATGCAATGTTTCAAGTCTTACTCCTAGATTATATGTTGCCATATTTTTCTCCTTATATTAAATTAGTGAGCCTTTATTAAGTCGTACTCAGGACTCGGAGGTATATTAGGTGGGTTTTTATGTAGTTCAGCAAGGTTTAATATTTTGGGTATTTAACCTTTGTCCTTATTCTGATGATGGATCGGACTGCTTTTACAATCATCTATCACTACGAAGAACCCTAACTTCAAGTAGTGTAACCGACCATTGTACTCTTTGTTATTCATTGGGTACTGTTTGCCACCTTGTATCTCTTGGGAGATGCTGTTACATTAACTACTATATTTTTAGTATATCACAAATTAATCTTCTAGTTTTAATTCTTTTTTTATTTTTTGAATAAGGTCGTAATGACGATTGCAGTCGATAGTATGACAATAATCGCCATCATCATCATATATTTCCACTTTGAATGGATCAGTTACCCTAACTGCTTTTGAGTCAGGCAACTTTGTTAATTCTGTTATCTGCTTTAATAAATCAATATGTGATTTATATAATTCCTGAAATGATACCTCTCTCTTTTGTATTTCTTCATCCCAAATATCTTTGAGTCTGGCAACAAGGTCTTTTTTATGAACCATTTTCTACCCCCTCAGCACACGCCCTTTCATGTTCAATTTCACTAAGGTAATCATCAACAACTTGGGCTACATCATCCCGAATGTCTGTCATACTTTCAGGTTTTGGATTATCACTCCATTCAACAACTAATGACCACCCCACAATATATTTT